AGTAATGATTGGGACACCTTGTTATGGTGGTTTACTTTCAGAAGCTTATTTACATGGAATAATGGATTTAACAAGAGTAGCTGCTCAAAATAATTTTCAAGTTCAATTAAATACTATTGGTAATGAAAGTTTAATTACACGAGCTAGAAATACTATTGTGAGTCAATTTTTAGATGCTGATAAAAAAGATGATAGTCTTACTCATTTAATGTTTATTGATGCAGATATAGGATTTAGAGGAGAAGCTGTAAGACGTGTTTTAGAATCAGGTTATGATATAGCTTGTGGAATATATCCTAGAAAAAATATTGAATGGGATAAAATTCCTGAATTAATTAAAATAAGTGATAAAAATTTAGAACAAAGAGCTTTAGGTTATAATTTAAATTTTGCAGATCCTAATAAGATTGAATTAATTGGCGGTTTTACTGAAGTAATGGATGCTGCAACAGGTTTTATGTGTATTAAAAAAGAAGTTTTTTATAAAATGAAAGAAGCTTATTCTAATCTTAAATATACTAGCGATCAAATAGTTAATGGAAAAAGATATGGTAGTGATAATTGTTATGCATTTTTTGACTGTATTATTGATGAAAAAAGTAATAGATATCTATCAGAGGATTATGCTTTTTGTAGATTATGGCAAAAAATAGGCGGTAAGATACATGCTGATCTTCAAAGTCCTTTAACGCACTATGGAACTTATCCATTTGCAGGACACGTTTGGACTAAATTTAAAGTTGATGAGGTAATAAAAGATGGCAATGACATACAGCAGTCTAAAGACTGATATACAAACATGGGCTGAAAATACAGGAACAGATTTTATTAATCAATTAGATACTTTTATTGATAACACTTTTGATTCTTTATCAAGGGATATAGACCCTATTGGATTTAATGAAAATGTAACTACTACAGCAATAGCAGGAGATAGATTTGTAAATCTTCCTACTTCTATTGAGCCTATGTTATTTAATTATTTAACTATTACTGTAGGTTCTAATGTAAGTTATTTAGAGTTAAAAACTTTAGCTTTCTGTCAAGAATATTGGCCTGACATATCACTTCAAAGTCAACCTAAATATTTTGCTAATTTTGATGATGATCGAGTATATTTAGCACCTACTCCAGATCAAGCTTATACTTTAAAATTAGGATATCAAGGAAAAATTAATCCATTATCTAATACTAATACTACTAATTGGTATACTGAAAATATTTCAGATGTTTTATTATTTGGCTGTTTAGCTCAAGCAAATCTCTTTACAAAGAACCTAGAAGATTATACTATATATACAAATTTGTATAATACAAGAGTTGCTACTGTTAACAATGAAGCTCGGAGAAGAAGAAGAACCGATTATAAGTTTCCTGGTAGCCCTGTTGGTACAAACACATTAACTGGAGGACAATAATATGGCAATAACACAAGCGATTTGCACAGTATTCAAACAAGACTTGATGTCGCCTGGTGGAAACCTTGCTGCTCAAACTCTTAAATGTGCACTATATACTAATGCGGCAACTTTAAATGCAACTACTGCAGCTTATGCAACAGCAGATGAAATATCTGCTTCAGGAACTAATTACACTACTGGTGGAAATGCACTAACTAATGTAGCTATTTCTGTAGATGGAACTACTGCAATTTTTGATGCAGACAATGTTACATTTGCAAATGCAACTATATCTGCTCAAGCTGCTTTACTGTATAATAATTCTAATGCTAATGCTGCAATTGCAGTTTTAGATTTTGGAGGAGTTAAAACTTCTACAAATGGAACTTTTGAATTACAGTTTCCAACTGCTAACGCATCTGCTGGCTTAATCAGAATAGCATAAGGAGAAATTCCTTATGTCATTGGTAAGAACAATAGACGTAACCGTTTCCAATCCGGGAGCAGGGAACAGATATTATTTAGATGGAGTATTAACTGCTACTGCTAATTTAGGAGTAGGAGGTTCAGTTAGATTTTCTCAATCTGATAGTTCTAATAGCAATCATCCACTTAGATTTTCTACAACAAGTAATGGAACACACGGTGGAGGATCTGAATATACTTCTGGTGTAACTACTAATGGTACACCTGGTCAAGCAGGAGCTTACACAGAAATAGAAATAACAAGTAGTACTCCAACAACATTATATTATTATTGTACTAATCACTCAGGTATGGGTGGTACAGTAACTATCACTGCAAATTCTTGGGGTGCATTAACTTGGAACACTGGAAGTTGGAATGCTCAAAATGGTGATTCTGCAGAAATTACTGGTCTTCAAGCTGCTACTGCAATAAATTCAATTACTGTAGATGCACAACTAAATGAAGGTTGGGGAAGATCAACTTGGAATTCTGCTGTATGGAATGCTGCACCTAGTGTTTTTATTACTATAACTGGTCAACAAATAGAAGTTGAAATTGATTTAGGAGTTGGTTGGGGTAGAGAAGAATGGAATTCAGGACCATGGAATTCACCAGGTGGATTTGTATTAGTTGGAACTGGAAGTATATTTCCAATTACAGGACAATCATTAACTTCTAGTTTAAATAGTGTAACTTCTACTGGTACAGCTTTAGTTACTGTAACTGGTCAACAAATAAATTCAGCAACTGGTACAATTTCAATTGATGGTGAAGTTCTTCAGGGAATTACTGGAATAACATCTACTATATCAATAGGTACTTATACAATTTCAGCAGGTGGAGCTATTACTGTTGTAGTTCCTGAACTTGGAATGACTACTAGTTTAGGTGCTTTTACAACTGGAACATCTAATACAATTAATATTCTTGGTGAAAATATAACATCTTCTTTATCAAATGTTTCAGTAGATTCAGGTAATCTAATTCCTATTGTAGGAATAAATGCAAATGCTAATGTCAGTTCTGTTGTAATTAGTAGTTCTGGATTTTTTGTTATGTCTGGTCAAGAAATAAATTCTGCTTTAGCTAATATTATACCTAATTCTAATAATAATATTAATATGACTGGTCTTCAAGCTAATGTAATACCAACAGATTTAAGATTTTGGGAGCCTATTGTTGATAATAATACTGAAAATTGGACTAATATTTAGTGTACAAATGTGTACAAATATATATTATTTACATAAATAAATTTATAAGGTATAAATAATTATGTCAGCTTATACAACCAGATTAAAATTAGAGAAACAAGTTTCAGGTGAAAACTCAGGTAACTGGGGAAATTTAGTAAATTACGTTTTCAATAGAATTGATAGTACAGTAAGAGGATATGTTTCATTAAGTGTTGCAGGTTCTGCTAATGTAACTTTAGTATCTAATACCTCTACTACTAATACATCAGAAAGTGCTGATGATCAAGTTCATAATAAAGTAATAGAATTTACTGGTGCTTTAACAGGTTCTATTTATGTATTTACAGATGCTGTAGAAGGTGATTATACATTATTTAATAATACAACTGGTTCTCATACTTTAACTTTTGCTAATACTGGTCATGCTGCTAATGGTGTTGCTATTACTCAAAGTCAAAAAGCATTAGTATATACAACTGGATCAACTGTAGTTGATGTACTTGCTGGAGCAGGTTTAACAACTTTAACAGGAACACAAACTTTAACAAATAAAACTTTAACAGCACCTAAGATTGGAACTTCAATTTTAGATACTAATGGAAATGAATTATTACTTTTAACAGCTACAGGTTCTGCAGTTAATGAATTAACAATAGCTAATCAATCTACAGGAAATAATCCAACTATTACTGCTTCAGGTGAAACTAATGTAGGTATTAATTTAGTACCAAAAGGTACTGGTATTTTACAAGGTGGTGGTTCAGCTTTAAAAATTGCTGGAAAAGAAACTATGTGGGTTCCTGCACCAGCTATGTTTGGACCAACTACTAACCCTGCAGATTCAGCACAAGTAGAAACAACAGCAGGAAGACCAGATTTAAAAGTATTTGATTTTGATGCTAGTACAAAACAATACACTCAATTTTCAGTAGCTATGCCAAAATCTTGGAATGAAGGAACAGTAACTTACCAAGTTTATTGGTCACCTTCTACTACAAATACAGGAAATGCTATTTTTGGTTTACAAGGCGTTGCATGTGCAGACGGTGATACTATTGATGTTGCATATGGAACAGCAATAGAAATTACAGATGCTGGAATCGGAACAGTTGAAGATCAACAAGTTACATCTGAAAGTGGCGCTGTTACAATTGCAGGTTCTCCTGCAGCAGGTGAGCAAACTTACTTTCAATTATATAGAGACGCAGCAGATGGTAGTGATACTTTTACAGGAGAATGTAGAGTTCTAGGGATCAAATTATTCTTTACTACTGACGCTGCT